TGTATTTGATCCTTGCTTCTTCGGGAAAAAGAACATTATTGATATTTTGAAGATTAAAAACTGCTGTTTTAATAATTGTTGATTTCATGTTTTTCTCCTGTAAAATTTATTATGTTTATAGCTCCAATTATTTCCGCAATTACTACAATATTGAAATCCATCGTGTTTATAATAAATTGGTGTTTTAGGATCTCCGTCAATAATGATTGCCTTATTGCACCTGGCACAAAAGATATTTGCATGATCAAAGGTATTTGAGCCGCTTATTCTTATTCTTTTCATCTTCCTTCTCCTTTATAAAAATTAGTTGTCTCTAACAATTCCATTGGCTTTTGAAAGGGCTTTTGCTGCATTGTATGCATCTTTCTTATGATCAAAAAAGAATCTTTGTTCAACAACTTCACCATTAACTAAGTCAACGACCCAGTCGCCTTCGTTTCCATAAGCCCAAGGTGGTAATGGCTCGTTTTTGTCGATTCCATATGTTATTAATCTTTTCATTTCATTTCTCCTTATATAAAGTGTTTCGGTTTATGTAAACCATCATCAGTAGCAATCAATACTTGCCAGATACTTAATGCCGGATTCTGTTGCCAGGCTCCGGCAAGCCCCGAATCTTAATCAATTAGGCAAGCAAACCATTTTGACGTTTAGTGAACCATTCGTCTAATGCTTTGAAGTAGCCCTTGGAATCATCATAGGCTTTGCCGTTGATGTCTGAAACATCTTGGCTATAAAGCATATTGAATAGATCTCTAATTTCAAAACAGATTCGATGAAATGTAATGTTATGTGCTTTTGCAACACTACATTCATTATCATATCTGGTTTGATGTACATGATGGGCAAGCTCATGCAATACTGTGCTTGTTTTTATCCTGCCAAAGAATCTTATTTTTGAATTTCTTTTTGGGATAAAAATATATTCGCCCCATGCTGTACTTGTGCTTGCAGGTTGAAGTTCCGTTAAAACATAAGGAACATCTAAATCTCTGCAAAGATGCTTAATAATGGTTTTTGCTTCCTCAAAACTTATTTCTATGATAGTCTCCTTATATAGTAAATGTTGATTTAATTTTGTTGGTTTTAAGATCAATAACGGTATAAACGCCGTTAATAATATCATTAGAAAATCTTTTGTTGCGCTTCATATAAAAGATTTCTTTATTTACACTTGCCATTGTTTTTAGGATTGAAGCTGCAAGGTATCGATTGGTGTTTGGATAAAGGATTTGATATTTTTCATCCATTGGCTTGATGCTTGATGCAATTCTTAATGATTTGCTCATGTATGCCATTTTCTTTTTCCTTTATATAAGTGAAATTTTTCAGTTGTACCGTTCTTAAAGGCCCGAATGGTTTGTCAAGTTTCAAATATTTAATTAATGCATCCCTTCCTTTATTTCGCATTTCATAAATTATTGCTATTTTATCAGTTTCTTTGTGCTTTATTATTATCATTTTCTTTTTCCTTTATATAAGGTAAGTGTTTCTGCCTCTATGCGGCTTTATCAATTCCCAGTAGGGAAGACACTTTTTAAATATTTTTGTTAATCAATTGGCTTATTAATCTTACTGAACCCAAAGTCGGTGATTCATTTCAGATTAAAAGAGGCTGTCCTCAATTCCGATCCGGTTCTCATTGCTGTCAGGATTTACCTTGCTATCAGCTTCCCTGCAAGATCGGTTCCCTATCTATTTGATTGGGTAATAACAATTTTTATTATCAAGATGTTTTTATAGGGTTTACTCACTGCAACCGTTTCCCTTGTTGCTCTTGATTTTTTTATTATGTTATTTTTTATTTTCATCTTAATTACAATATAATAAAGAAAATAAGCAAAGTAAAGCCCTAACTGTATATGAAAATTAATTAAAACTAAAGAAAATAAAGATTCTAAAAGAAATAAAAAATTAATATTTTACTATAATCTATTAATATAATTATATATTCTTCTATTTTAGTCCAAATTACCAAAATATCTAATCCTATATAACCGACTTTATTTAGCTATTTTAAGGCTTTTTAAAAAAAAGTAATAGATTTTTATAGATTTATATAATATATTTAAAAAAAAGTTAATTAATATATAGGGAACTTAATAAAATGGTTGAGTTCAGACGAAAAAAGAAAAAGATCATTAATAAGCCTGCTAATAAATCTATTAATAAACCTTCTAAAGAAAACCTTCCTGTCATTAATAAAGAAATTCCTAAGATAACAAATGCAACAAATGGCAATAATCGTAATGGTAATGGCAAGCTTACTGCCAAACAAGCTAAATTTGTTGATGAATATCTTGTGGATCTTAATGCCACACAGGCGGCTATCCGTGCTGGCTATAGTAAGAATGGGGCACATGTTCAAGGAAGCTTGCTATTAAGCAATATAAAGGTTGGTGCCATCATTGCAAAAAGACGGCAGGAATTAACAGCAAGTACTCAATTAAATCAGGAATATGTACTTACCGGTTATCGAAGGTTATTGGAATTTGACAGAGATGATACTCATAATGATGACCATACCTTAAAGCCGGTTAGCCAGATGTCCAAGAATGCAAAATATGCAGTCCAGGAAAGTGAAGTTCTGCAAAAGACCAGTTCCAAAGTACTTAAAGATGGCACGCCAGTTACCAAAACAGAAACAATCCAAAAGATAAAGTTTTGCAATAAAAAAGATGTGCTTGACAAAGTCGGCGAGCACCTTGGTATGTTCAAGAAGGATGGCGACAGCCCTGGAGGTAATACATTTATTGGACCAACTCAAATTAATGTGAGGTTAGTTAAGAGTAGTGACAGATAATTCTATAAATATAGATATAGAGGATGGTTTATTCAACCCAACATATCTCCCGTATTTAGAGGATGTCACTCCAACTCAAGTTTATTTTGGTGGATCTTCAGCAGGAAAGTCACAGTTTATTGTAGGCCAACGCATTACTTGGGATCTTCTAAAGGGCGGCAGGAACTATCTTGTTGTTAGAAAAGTTGGCAGAACATTAGATACATCAGTATTTAATCAGGTTAAACAAGGTATTAATGATTTCAAGGTTAGGGATTTATTTCATATTACCCAAAGCCCGATGCGAATCACTAATAAGGTAAACGGATATCAAGTTTTGTTTGGTGGCTTGGATGATGTCGAAAAGTTAAAATCGACATTGCCAGAGGTTGGCATTATAACAGATATTATTGTTGAAGAAGCGACAGAAGTAGATCAGGATGATATCAAGCAACTTGAAAAACGATTAAGAGGAAGGTCAAAACATCCAAAGCGTCTTACCTTATTATTTAACCCCATTTTACAAACCCACTGGATCTTCCAGGATTATTTCAAAGGTAAATTTCACGAAGGTGACAAATTATATAAAGACGATGGTCTGCTAATCCTACATACTACATATAAAGACAATTTATTTCTTGAACCAGAAGATATCAAAAGGCTCGAAGATGAAACATCGGCATACCACTATGATGTTTATACTCTTGGCAAGTGGGGCGTGCTCGGTGGCGTCATATTTACTAAATGGAGCATTGCAGATCTATCTCCAATGATACCTATCTTTGACAATATTAAGAACGGTCTTGATTTTGGTTTTGCAGAAGATCCGGCTGCATATAACCGTATGCATTTTGATAGGATGAGAAAAAAGTTATACATCTTTGATGAAATGCATGAATATGGCTTTACAAACCCGATGATAGCAGAATGGTTAAAGCCAGTTGTCAATAATGAACTTGTGGTTTGTGATAGTGCTGAACCAAAATCAATAAAAGAATTGAACGAGCACGGCATTAATGCGATAGGCGCAAAGAAAGGCCCGGATTCGGTTAGGTATGGCATTCAGTTCTTGCAACAACTTGAAGTTATTATAGATCGGTCTTGCATTGAAACAATTAACGAATGGCAGCAATATCAATGGAAGAAACTACGAGATGGCACTACAACTAACCAGCCAGTGGATAAGAACAATCATCATATTGATAATACGCGCTATGCACTGGAAGATGAAATGGCGTCATTAAAAGCAACTCCTCGCGTGGCCGTAATGGGTAAAAGCAAAGAAAGAGATTTAAGGAAAGAAAAACCAACAAACTTGAAAAAAGGTGAAACTGCAATTCCGATTTATGAGGGGGATATTGTGGTAGAATGGGAAATTCTTTCTAATGTGACAAGAAAAAGAGGATTGCGAATACCTTATTCAAGAAGAGGAATTTTAGGATAAATATGCCTATGAATAGAAAACAACTGATTCTTGAATATTGGCCTCTTGCAAAAGGTATTGCGTATAATACTTGCTCTATTCCAAATCTAAGAGAGGAATGTCAATCTGTGGCTACCGAAGCCTTAATTGATGCAATTGATAGTTATGATTCTGTTAAAGCGGCCTCACTGAAAACCTGGATAACCATCAATATTAAATTGTCTGTTATACGTTTTATTAATAAACAGTTAGAAATTCCTATTTGTGAAAATATTGATGATGTTTTGGATAATCGAGATAGAATTCCTCCTGGTTGGGTTTATCGGACATTTAGAAACACAGTTGTTTCAGAATTAATTGAAAATAGTTTTGAAGATAGAATTTGTGCCAAGGATTTATTATCTAAAATATTTAATTTTATTCATTTTTATAAAGGAAATAGAAAAAGAAAAAATGAGGTTGAAACTTTATTTGCTTATTGTTTCGAGGGATATTTACAAAAAGAAATTGCTGAATGGAGAAGGTGTAAGGTACCGAATATAAGCAGAATGATTTCTCAATTGAAAAATGTTATTTTTGAAGAATTTGGTGAAGAAGTTTAAACTTAAATTAAACTTTTTTATGATTTTCTATATATAATTGATAATATAATAAGGGAAATTAAATGCGAATAATTATAGATGCTGAAGAATACATTAACGTTCCTGCCGTTGGCAGGAACAACGCTGATAATACTTTTAATTCTCCATCCGTTGTTGCTAACCGAGACGGCTCTACATTAGAGCGTCTTGAGTTCTTAATGGATCTTATTGGAACTAATGCAACTAATCTTACCGATTTAATTGCATCTCTTCTTGTCTTAACCGAAACCGGCGGTACAATAACAACAGATGGCACAGAGCAAAATGTTTATATTAATAACGCCCCTGCTGGAATTTATGATCCAAAAATAGTTCAAATAGACTTTACTAATCAGACAGCCGCCGAAACAGTTATAGTCCGTGAATATTATCGTATAAAAACCGGTGGAAATTTTATACAAGAAGACGAAGAAAGTTTTGTTGGGGTGCGTACTTTAAATCTGAAAACTATTGAACTCGCACCTAACCGTTTTGGTGTAAAGATTACAATGGAGAAGACAGCAGGAGCAAATAAAGATTACGATTATGAAGCGGTTTATAAGATATGATAGGCTACGATAAAATACCAGAACATGAAGATATTTTACTTGATCTTCCTTTATCCGAAGGAGATGGCATTGTCGTAAGGGATCAGGCAAAGCCTCACCATCAGTCTGTTGATATAAATGAGCCAGGAGGAGGATCATATCGTTGGGCAAGAGCATTAACAGAAAATGACAATGGTTTTGATAATGGCTTTGATTGGGGATATGATGCAAAGATTGGTATTGGGTGCCTCGAATTTGTAGTAATAGGGAATGGTGCTGGAGATGGGATATATCTTGACCTCACATCTGCTGAGTCTCTTGACCTTGATTTTATTGCTGGAGATTATTCTTTTGGTGCTTGGGTAAATATTACAGATACATCATTTTCTCAAATATTAATTGGAAGATATACATTAGATTCAAAAGGTTGGGAAATATACTGGACAAAGGTTGGTGTAATTCGATATATTTCACAACGACATCACCATGCAGCGACGTTAGTACCACCCGTTACTGGCAATCCACGGTCAGGGTGCTATTCTGTTGGATGGAATGAAGGAATATGGTGCTTTTTAGGTATAAGTCGTGTTGGTGGTGGGGAAGGATTTCATTATAAAAATGGAGTAGCTCTTACAATGACAACAGGTGGGTTGCTCGATCCTGAAACCAGTAATAATAGTTTGGTAATTGGTGCTCGATTTACAAAAGATTCAAATTGGTTTAAAGGAAAAATGTCAAGGCCAAGAGTTTGGAGCAGGGCATTATCTGCTACCGAATGGCTAAATATATTTAATAGAGAGTGTGATTATTTTGGGGTATAAAATATTTGGAGTATAAAATATGATTGATAAAGCAGGCAGAATAAGAAGGATACATAACCATCTTCATACACAAAATAGAGTTTATCCGACTATGGCTAACGGAGTACAGATTGCAGCAGCAGCAGGTTTATGGGGATTAAGCGCAGGATTTACAGAAATTGTTCCTATTGATACCATAACGAGTGACTTTGCTATTCATCATATTAATGTAGAAGCAGCAAGTGACGCTGATACTTATGAAATAGTTTTATATGTAGGAACAACAGAAATAGGTCGGGTTAGAATAACTTTTATTGATATTGCTAATTCACAGGCGTTACCGAGTATTCCATTTATGGCTGAGGTTATTCCGGCAAATTCACAAATACAGGCAAAGATTGCAACCAAATCCGGCGGATCAGATACAATAGACCTTTCATTGGCATATCATTTACACTAATTATTTGTACCAAGGAGATAAAATGGATATATTTTATTATGTATTGCATAGATTTTATAATGGGTTTAGATGGTTTTATGCCCCATCTTTGACTCGTTATCGTAGATATAAGATAGTTAGAAAGGTATCAAATAAGATTTCTTGGAAAGAAAATAAATATCATTTAGTGGATAAATAAGGAGATAAAAATGGCATTTACTAAAAAAACATTACCAGTTTCCAGGCATGAATATTTTAGATTTTTTGCAACTGACGGCGATCTTGTTGCTGCCTGGGGTGTTGCTGAAGGTACTATGGATGAGCAATTCAATCCATCTTGTGGTTTTATTCTCGGACAGATTCGAGTACATCTTACAACTGTCCATCCTTCTATTGTCAGTTTTTATGTTGTGGTATCCCATCATATCGACAGTACATATAATGAAATGCTTGTTTCTGAGCCGATGCTTGGTGTCCAGGATCTGGTTTATGAGGGCGATCCGGAAAGGGTGTTTTGGCCTGGTGACACTTTCAGTATTGGAATGACAATGAGTGGTATTAATACCTATGGATTAGAAATTTCTGGATGGGCAATTACACAAGAGGTAGGATAAATGATTTCAGGAATAAAGTTTATAAGAAATTTACTTCTATATTTTGCTGTTTTTCTTTTGTTCCCAATTTCTATAAATGCAAAAATGACAATCGATACAGTTGAAAAAGGTACTGTATCGGATTTGGTTTATGGAGTAGGATGGAATGGAATAGCAAATCAGGCTCCGTCTAAAAATGCTGTTTATGATAAGATGGAAACTTTAGGAGCGGCTGCTGCCCCGGTTGGAGCAAAATATATAGTCCAACAACTTGATGCCACATTGACGGGTGAGCAAGCTACAGGTGCTCTTGCAACAGGATTATTGAAAAATACTACCGCAACTGGAGTGCTTTCAATCGGAATTGAGGGTACTGATTATTATGGTCCTGCTGGAACGGATGTTGCCGTTGCTGATGGCGGTACAGGGGTTTCAACGCTTGCCGATGGTGGGCTTGTAATTGGAAATGCTGGAAATGACGTTGAAGTTATTGCAGCGGGAACATTAACACAAATCCTTGTTGGTGGCGGGGCTGGAACTGCTCCGTTTTGGGGAGCTGACATTCCGACAGCTGTTACCATAGGAACAAAGTATATCTATCGTGCTGCTGGAACGGATGTTGCCGTTACTGATGGCGGT